TGAAATATTCCATGCCGCACAGTGTTGTTCATATTGTGGATAACTCAGCGTATACTGGAGCATTACCTGTTATACTTGCAGATGATCCTTCGCTGTTTTCCACGATAGTCGTTACTGGATGCCCTATGGGAGAAGACAATAAAATCATTAATATCACGAGAAGCGATATATTAGAAGTATCATTTGGAATGTCGAGCGTATCCGCTTCTGATCGAACTAAATATGGACAGACAATTGACTATGCTAGTAGTATTCTTTCTCAGAAAGCACCCGTAAAATTTATGCGTATAACTCCAGAAGATGCTACATATGCGCTCGCATGCATCGTCGTTCAGTGGAGAGTAGATGAAACTGATAAGAAATTCCACGTTCGTTTTAAGACGAAAGAATTACCAGAAACAATTCAGCTTAATAAATTCCAGAATACAAGTCGCCTTAATGCAGCTTTGATTAAGTCTATAAATGCAACAGAAGTTGATTCTACAACATCACTTGTCTGGAATCAGCGTGTATTTATCAATACTATTTCAGCAGGCAGAGGCAAGATTTATAACAACATGGCATTCGCTATTAATTCAACATCACAGTCTAAAAGACCTCCGAATGCAAGATATGAATTTGTAACGATTAATACTAATACAAATGCCATTTTAGAAAGATTTTATGCATCTCTTATTAATATTGACAATGCTAATAGAACAGACGCTATTGATGCAGTCAATAATGTTGTCAGCAGAAGAGTTGCTGGCTCGTCAGTTATTGTTCCATATGTAAATGAAGCAGCTGTTAATGCAGTATATAAGGATTATATGAATTATCTCAGCAAAAGAATTGCTGATGAAGATTCTGATGAGTTTGATAAGAATGTTTATAAAATAATGAATGTCAATATATTTGATATGATTTATGGAAATTATATTTATAATGGCGATACAAATGTGAAACTGCCATTCTATCAGATTGATGCATTTGACAGTAACATTACCCGCCTTTCAGAACTCAACAGAGTTACAGTCAGTGAAGTTGATTATAATAAAAACGGTACAAAAATACTGTATGACAAGCTTTTACCGTTCACATATGGACTTACCAGAACTGGTGATTCTGTATATGTTGGTGATCTCTTCCTCACAACAACCGGCACTAGTAATTCTGATCCTAAGATTGCTATTGTTGGTGCGATAAATCAGTATACTGGTGCAATAACATCAGTAGTTATTCCTAAAATACGTCCTCTTACAACAGCAGGTTTAGTTTCAGATTCAACTGTTAAATCTGTTGCTATATCAGCAGTATTTAATGATACAACCAAAAGTGATGGCTCAGGAAGCAAGACTATTAAGGCTCTTATCAATAAAAAAAGTATTGCTGTTGGCTCTTTGGTTGCACGAGTTTCAGCATCAACAAATTCAGCAGCATTTACTCTTTATACTGTTGCAACTATTGTTGATGGCACTTCAGAATATACTCTTGCACCATATACTATCGAAAAGATTTATAAGTCATTTGATTGGTCTTCACATGCATCAGGTTCAACTGGTGTTGGTAATATAATAGGCAAAACAGTAGATGATGCAGCATATACTCGTATTGGAGCCATGGTTGTTAATACAGAAACTGGCAAAGTATATGTAAACAATTTTGACTACGCCGAGAAACTCTCTTCAACAGACTTTACATCTGGAAGAATAAATATTGATAAAAACGATTCATCACTTAAGTTTGGCTCTTGTCCATCAGATGTAAATATAACATCAGACGTAATTAATTCGGAATATGATATTCTTATCTATTCTGACAGTAATGTTACTGGATGGAATATTACATCGACAACTGGTATTATCGCAGCTGGTGGAACCGGTTATGCTGTTGGTGATACTGTCGAACTCAGCAATATAATTGTTGACGAAGAAGAGTATACCCCGAAAGTTGTATTTATTGTTGATTCAATCGATGCAAGTGGTGCTGTTACTGGTCTTAGTGTTAAATCAGGAATTGCTGCTGACACAAAACTTGTCACAGGAACTGCTATAACAACTAAGACATCAGGTTCTGGTAAAGATCTTACAATAGCATTAACAAGAGACAACAGTGCTCCTGCTGGATATAAAAATAATCCGTCTGAAATTAAAAGATGTATTGTTTCTGGTGTTCAGGGTTCTATCTTTAGAGTAAGTATCGAGGCAATCAGTATTCCTGCAAATTATTATTCTGATTCATACGGTATTAACGTATCATCTGAACTTGGCGGCATTAAGCTCGCATATGGAACAACTGGATTCTTCGATGATGATACTATTAACAGTATCGAATTTAAGTGGAGATATTCAGCTCTCCTCGTTAAAGCATATCGTGGCCAGATTGATCCGAGAATAAAAAGTCCAACACGTGTATCTGCTAAATATCTTTTTGATGGCGGTACAAACACAATCACAGGTACTACTATACTTCCATATGTTGTATATAAACCTGAAGATATTATTAATGCATCAACAATATTTACGGCTGATGAAAAGGATGAAATCCTCTTCAGCCCTGAGTTGATATCAAACATAAAATCAATCGAAGATGTCGATGTTAAACAGGCAATGTATGACTTAATGGAATATCGTGTTTATCAGGGCATTCCAGAAGATAAAAGACCAATCGGTCCTGGATCTGGTTTATCACTATACTTGGATTCTGGTATTACTGATGCTAATACAATTGCCTTAATCAATACATCATTTATCAAGCGCTTTAATAATCCAAATGCATCATGGGATATTGGTGGATATGTAGATTCTTCTGATGGAATGTCTTATACATATACAAAGCGTATTGTTGATAATTTATTCACACATAGCAAGAGTCTTGGCGTCAACAAGCCTTATGTTGGCAAATATACTGCTATTCGCTCAGATGAATATATATCATATTTCCCTGATATTGATACATCGGATTGGGAAATGAGAGAACTCCTATACAACTCAGGCGGTAATGCTTGGATTGTTGATGTTAACGGAAATCTTACACGTCGTTCACAGCGCACGCTGTACAGAGATGAGGAAACATCTGATCTTGTACAGGAATCTAATATGAGAACCCTTTCTCAGTTGATTTATCTGTTACAAAACAAAATAGATTCATATCTACTCGAATATAGTGATGATGGTGTTCTCAAGACATTATCGGATGAAGTAAATAACATGTTTAGCAACTGGGTTGGTAATCTCGTTGATGGACTTGATATTTCATTTGAGAAAGATATCAACATTGATGGTGGCGAAATACTTGTTTGCTACTGCTCTGTTGTATTCCGTGGACTTATTCTTCGAGTACCAATCATTGTCAACGTCAATAGACGTGATTCTTAATGAAAGGAGAACAAACATATGCCTATTTCATTGCAATCTGGAATAAAACAGTATAATGGTGATTTATCACAATATACTGGTATGTATGGTGGTCTTACACCAGATATACATACACTAAAAAGCTTAAATCCTTTGACAACAAACCGAGTTATTGCAGTAATGTATCGAGGTCCATTTTTTCTCATGCATTATTTCGCAGGAAATAATGGTGGCAATGCTTATGCACCATCATCTGAATTCGGAACATACAAAAAAGTCATCGAATACTATAATACTGGTATAACATGTAATATTGGTGATGCCAAATTGAATGCAACTCAGCTTCAGGGTGGCTTTGCCGGAAGGTCAATCAGTATTCCTACAACACAGAATACACAAACAGATCAGTCACTTTCATTTGATGTACCAGAATTAGTCGGAAGACCTATGGCTAACGTTCATAATATGTGGGTTGAAGGTCAATCTGATGGAATAAACGGTCTTACAACTTATCATGGTCTCGTAGCAGGTTCTGTTAATGAAGCAAATGTTCCGCAGCGAATATTTGCGGCCAATTCAACAAACTCAACGATGGCTCTCGAACCATCTCCTGCATGGGAAGTTGCTGAATTTCTTATTATAGCACTCGATAGAAGTGGTGCAAGAGTCGAAGGTGCTGTAATGGCATTAGGATGCTATCCTGAAGGAAAAGTCGGTAATAGCATTTTCAATTCAAATAAAACAGGTCAGTCAGAAATACAGACATTGACGTTAACATACCATTGCCAATTTGTGCAGTCAACATACGTAAATGACTTAGCAGCTCGTTACGTACGTCAGTTTGCAATATTTGGTAACTCTCTCAACTTCAATCCTGGTGCAGGTGATGCATTCTTCACCGACGATTCTGGCGAAATCAAAACACCTATGTTCAATGGCGGTGTTCGTCCTACACTTGATGCTGTACAGAGCGGTCTTGGCAATGCACCTATATTCAAGGCAGATCAGAAACCTATTGAACGTACTATGCCAGAAGAGAAGACAATCACTCCTGCAGATCATTCACAGATATACAACGATGCTACTAAAACAACACCTATTACAAATCCATATCCAGCAAAATAATTTTTTGAATAATCTTCTTCATTCGGTTGATTTTCTCCTACTAAAATAAAAAAATATACTTGAAATGATGGGGCATTTGCCCCATCATTTTTGTATATTATGTTAATATGAATATTTCAACAATATCAAATTTCTCATATTGCAATTTAAGTATAATATATTTAATATAGTTATACTCGAAAAATCCTAATAACAACGCTAATAATTTCTTATCCGCTTTTGTTACTAATTTCTTTGATAAAATAATTCCATCGTCGAGAACTGTTGGCTCTTTAGCATGTGCAACTGTATCTCTATAATACGTATTACATTCTGCCTTTAATGCTTCTTGCACAAGAGCATCGTTCTGAATAGTATCCAATGAATCCATATCATATTCTGATGATATAAGTTCATTTAGGAAATCATCATCTTTAAAAATATATTTGAACTTAACATGCTTTGGCTTGTGACTTTCAACGATTTTTTTTGCGCTTAATGCGGTTTTCTTTGTAGTCATTTTTAAATTTCTCCTTAATGTAAAATTAATTTTAATATTCGTCAAGCATAATGCTAGCAAAATACGATACATATGCTTCTACTGTTATTGGTTGTGGTTTGCTTCTGATGCTATCTCCAAACATACTGTCATATATATATGAATCATCATAGCTGTCAACGTCACTTGATAAGTTATTAAATGATTTGGTGTATTTATTGAATAATTTATTATTAACTTCAGACATACATGACGAGTCACTTAATGCAGTACTGTCATCACCCAATATAGTATGATCTAGCACAAATACATGCCGTAAACTTAATATCAAGTCATTTATTTTTTCTACAATTTCTATGTCAGTTCGTATCGCAGCATATCCGAATATAAGTGATTCCGACAGATCTGAGCAAATACTTTGTATAGCATCTGTTACAAATTTCTCTGTTGTTATGATAGTATATATTTCATCTATATACTTATTAGATTTAAATAAATATTCATTCAATATATTCTCATCACTATCATCAAATTCAGAAGCTTTAATGCAATCTACGTGAATAATAGATGTATCAAAATTATGTTGACGTAAGAACAGTTCCATGTTTTGTCTGGTATATGAATACACTGTAAAGTTCATATTATTATATTTAGCTTTATTAGATGAAAATTCAAATTTAAACATGTAATCGCTTTTTACCACGAGCCCACCTCATTTAATACTATATTAGCAATCAATGCAAATAATTCTAAATTATCCATTTTATAATTTCCATTTCTACCAAAAGGAACATAAAAATATTCTGGCAATTTGTCTTGTAGATATTGACACTGAAATTTTGATATATATTTTAATATAGACATATCATAATTATCAATTTTATCAAATATATTACATAGATATTTATGAATTCCTAACGTGTGTATATTCAACATATCTTTTGGTATATTTTTATATGTGATTACTCCATCTGCATAAAACATTTCCACGCCTTTGTATCGTAAGTATGATGACCATGTATTTTTGTGCTTAAACTCAACACCTTCTATGTTTGAAATTATCTCTTTTTTGGAGGAAAACATTACAGCATCAGAATGCAACGAAATTATGTTTGATTCGTTGAGATGATTGACATATAAAAATTTTTCACGGATATCTAATATGCCAGATATTAATTTCTCAGAAAATATTTTATCATCTCGCTGTATCAATCCGATTCTTTTTGTTCGGTTTTCTTTTGGTAATAATTTCAGCTGTGTGATAATTTCATTATCAAGTAATTTGAATCTTTCTGAAATAGAAAGAGATGCAGCTGACATATCATATTCAACTATGTTATCATGAAATGCATATTGAATATTTTCATTTACATCAATAAGTTTTTTATTCACAAATCATCAACTCCCTGTATAATTTAACATTAAATGTTATTGATATCAAGTTAATAATATATGTGTTAAAAAGCAATAAATAACGAAAAGGAGAATTTATATGTTAGATAATAAAATGCATGATCCATTGCAGGAGCTAATCAACAAACATAAACGAGCAAACGGAATAACTGTTGATGAAGAGTCAGTAGCAGAAGAAACATCAGCTTCTAGTAGTAATATTGATTACGGTGAAAATGATTTAACAAATGAAATTGAAGCCGAAAAGAAGGATGCTGACGAGAAAAAGCAGAATGAATACAATGCACAAAAGAAGATACAGCAAGAAAAGGAAGCTAAGAAAACAGCCATGCCACCACAGCCATATGATATGAAAAGCTCTGCTGTTGATATTGCTTTTCAAGCAGATAAAATTGCAATCGTGACAACGATGGTAAACAAGGTCATATCAAAGTATCATATTATCACTGGCGGTATTCCTGAGGTCGATGCAAATGGTAATGCCGTTAAGAGAAAGGTTATGGGTGACCTCATTGATCTGTATCATGTGAATGGTGACGTCATTACTACAGAATTTGAAAATACTATTCTTTCAAACTGGATTCTTCCATCTGGAATTACAGCAGCAGAGTCTATTGCACAGCATGGAACCGTGAATGAAACAGATGATACCAATGCAGATACTTCGGATAAAGATGATGATACACCAAAAGAAACTAAACCGGAATCGCCAACAATTAACATTACTGTCGAAAAGAATACACCTGTGACAATAAATGTTGATGAAACCGTTGTTTCTGAGATTTCCAAGACAAATGAAATTAACATTCTTGTCAAAGAAGTCTCTGAAGCTGAACTTAAAGCAGCAACAATTATCGAAAACACACAGCAAAAAGGAGTCATCAAAACATATGATTCTGGAATTAATGATGTTCCGGTTACGCTCCCATTATCAGGATATCGTTGTGTTATAAGGTCAATAAATTGGTTTGACTTTATAAAGTTAACAGCACCAACATCTCAAAATGCATCTGATAATGAACTCAAAAAATGGAGTGTTATATATGACCACATTAAAAATCCATCAATTGGTGATTTTAAAGATTTTGATGATTTCTTAAAGAAAACAAAATATCAAGATCGCGAATTGCTGATGTGGGCTATACTTGTAGCAACAGCTGACGAAGAAGAGAATATATCACTGAAATGTTATAATCCTAAATGTCGTAATGAAATAAAACTAAGTTATCGTCCTCGTGAAATTATTCATCTTGATGAAGAGCTTCTGCCAGCTACATATCTTCAGGTGTACAACGCTAGTGTCGGCAGTGATGCATATAAACTATGGGAGCAGGTTAACTGCAAAAGAAGAAGATACAAGCTTCCTAACACGGGTCACATTGTCGAAATTAATGAACCTTCTGCTTATGAATATATCACTGTCCGTTTGCCTCTTATTCAGAAGCTGTATGAACGATATCGTCCGGGTGAGCAAATGTCGAATCTGAATGTTGAAGATCCAACTATGGTTGAATTTGACTATTTGGCTGCAAATGCTTTATTCATTTCAGCTATCAATGTTATCAAAGATGATGTTGAATACAGATTCACAAATTGGGATGATATCGAATCAATAATCACGTCATCACTAGACAGTGTTGATTCCGGCGTGCTCTTTAAGTTAATAGAAAAAACGCGTTCTAGGGTTTCTCCTGTATCATTCTATATTGCAGACGTCAAATGCGACTCATGTAAACGTGTAGAGAAAAAAATAGCAATAAATGATATTGGAAATACGCTGCTTTTCCAAGTGTCTCGAAGACTCAGCAATACGGAGATAAACTTGATCGAGATGGATTAGAAATATTGAACATGGGTGAGATGTTTCATAAAATAATTCCACTCGAAATGCTTGCACAAATGCCGCTTTCATTTGTGCATCGTCTTCGAGATATACGTATAAAGCAATTGCAAGAAGCAAATAAAATACATCGTGCAGAAATGTCACAAAAATCTCCACAACTTCCTGTACAAGGAATAGTGGATCCATCGGCGATAGAAGATTTCATAGATGAACTTTCTTAATTATACAAAGGAAGTGAATTTTATATGAATCAATATTTTGATCACTTAAATGAATACATTTCTGTGATTATACAAAGAAATGGTATGGACTATGTCGCTGCCAATTACATAGAACTTCGCAATGAATATTATATAGGTAAGCAGACATAGTATCATTCCATTCGTAGGAGGAAAAACATGTTTAAAATATCTGATAAAACACGTAATGAATTTGCATCATTATTTGAAAACCACAGAGTTCATATCTCAGCATGCAACATTTTCTTTCAGAACATCAGGATGCTAAACGGACGACATAAGCTACTTGATAGAGAGACATTTGTTGAATATTTTAAAAATATCGTCAATGATATTGACTTGGAATCATCTCCAATAGATTCTTTTATACCAGCAGATGATACTGTTGATGATTTATTTCTTGTAAATCAGCTCGTTCCTGAATACAAAAGAATTTCTGACAGAATGACGTTGTCATTCATATGTGATATATTACCGCCAACTAATGAAATCAGTATGAAGTTGAAAGCTGATCCAAATCTTTTGGAGACAGTTGTTGATGATATATTTGTATACTATTCTTTATTTAAATACCTAGATCAGATTGATATGATACGACTAAAAATGTTATCAAATATTACTCCTATTATTGAATATACAGTGCAGAATATATCTGAACGAGATATCAAAGATTTTATAATCTCAAGGAAAATAAATGAAGAAAAGTATAATGAAAAATGCGTTGATATATTATTTAATCCAGACGTGGCTGTCACGCAAAAATTCTATGCTTTAGAGCATGCTGAACAAGGAATACCAAGCATAAATGTTATTAATCTCATGATGCGATTGGTAACTAATACGGTTTTAAAATCTGATATATATATTATTCTTTCGATGTACACAATATTATCTTTTGCAATGAGTGATATACGAACAAACAATATGGAATCACAATGTGCAAAATATGTTAGAGATGTATTATCAAAAATCTAATATTTTTCAGAGGTGGTAAAACTATGGAAGCACAAAGACACAGAGGCGTAATGAACAATGCGTCAGAAATTGACAAGCGTACGCGTGAAATATCGCCACTGTCATTATTTGGTGCATCAGCAATGGCATTTCCTGACAAAATATCAACCGTTAGAGGAGTCATGGCGACTCGTCATACTTCTCAACGTGTTGTATTAACAAATCCAGAATTTCCAAGGGTTTTTACTGGAGCAGAAAATGAATTCGGTAAACGTTCGTCATGGAATATCAAAGCTAAAGCAGATTATCAGTTAATTAAAACTTTTCGTAAATTTAAAGATGCAGCATGTTCACCAGTTGCATACATCTTTAAGAATCTTTCGACAGGAAAATATATTTGCGAAGTAGTAAAATCAGCACATAATAACATTGAAAAATATGGCTTTAGAATGACAAATAATATTGTCGGTAATTTTCATGACGGCGATATTATACCAGCAGGCACTACAATATCACAAAGCGCATCATATGTAAATGATAATTATTGTGGTGGGCGCAATCTTCGTTTTGTATATACAGTATTACCAGAGCTAACAGAAGATGCTCTCGTAATATCAGATGAAGCAGCAGAGCAATTACGATATGACATGGTAGATATCGTAACAGTTAATCTTAATAAGAATGCTTTTCTGTTAAATAAATATGGATCTGATGGATTGTACAAACCATTTCCTGATATAGGTGAACAAATTCAGAATCATATAGTATGTTCAGTTCGTGAGAATTCATATGTTTCATCGGTATCAGAGGCATCAATTCCACATATCAATGATACAAATTATTATTCATATGGAACAGTCGTTGATATTGATATAGCATCAAATATAGAAGTTGAAAATGAACAGTTCAATTACTATGCTTCACAGATTCGTGATTGGTATTCTGATATATATGCTTTCATATCTACAATAATAGTCGATAAAAATCAAGACGATACCTCCCTCCTTGATATTTATCATCAGGCTGATAAATATCTGAATAAATCGACATGGGTAACGAAAGAATATATCGTTGATACAATCATTAAGTTCACAATCTTACAGCCAAAAGATATTCATATTGGTCAGAAAGTTGTTGGTCGTTATGGTAATAAGTCTGTTATCACAGCAATTATTCCTAAAGAATTAATGCCAAAAACAGCTGATGGACGTCCAATTCACATGCTCGCAAATGGATTGTCTGTTCCTAATAGAATTATTTCATTTGCAACATATGAATCAGATATGACATTTGAAATGGAAAGAATTCATCAACATATAAAAGAAATGTATAAAAATGGTTCATCAAAAGATGAAATCATTTCACTTGTTTCTGAATTTGTGTCAATATATAATCCATCACAGGGTGCTGACATATCGCGATTATACCGTGAATCTCCAGATGAAACGTTTGATGACATCATAACAAATGGCGTATTTATTCAGATACAACCTATGAATGAAGTATGTGTTCGTGATGCAATACTTGAAGCTGATGAAAAATATGCAGACATCTTTAAACCAGATACTATATACACAAAACTTCGACATAGATGGATTGAACTTGATGGTGCCTATAGGGTTGGATATCAATATACTTGGGTATTAAAACAGGAACCATCAAAATCAATGTCAGCTATATCTACAGGAAGAACGACGTTATATGATATGCCGGTGAAAACTCGCCAATATAATAAACACCTTCGTCGCTATTCAGATAATACAATCAAATTCGGTGAATATGATACCTATAATTTACTTGCCGGAATTGGTGTCAAATCATTTGCAAAAATAACAACATACTTCCGAGGCTCACAATATGAAGATAACTCTGTGTTGATGTCACAACTAAACAACGTTGGTATCGACACAACGAAATACAACAAGTTTCCACAACTTGATAATTTGAAAAATGTTCTCAAGCTTCTTGGTGCAAAACTAATGCCTGATATCTTCGGATATAATACTATAGGAAATGTCGATGAACTACAGGAGATATATATAAATAACATAAAAATCAATATATCAATTCCAGACCTTCGCTATATACTCATTATAAATTCATATTATTTACAATATGAAGAATTTGTGTCTGGAACTGTTGATATGAACGACTTTCTTAATAAAATGAATAATACCGATATATTCGAAGGATTAACAGAAACAGAGATAAATGCAATATATGAGAAGTTTATAGACTTGCTGCCAACACTTCAGCAGTTGAAAAAATACAAATAATATTAATTAAAAATACATTTATAGTGTTACAGGGCTTCATGCCCTGTAACATTTTGTGTTTTTTTTGCAGAAAGGAGAAATATTTCAATATGTCTAAAATAGTTCGTATAGGCGATAAATATTATGATTTCGAAACTAAGAACGAATCGTTTCTATTGACTGCGAAAGAGCTTAAAACACTTGGAATAAAAAATTGGTATATATGTCTTGAAGTTAAGTATCCTCAACTCGGGGTTCAAGATTTAGATCCTTGGAGCGATAAGCTTACTCCTGAAGAAATAGGAAAAATACTTATTGAGGCAAAAGACAATATTTGGTATTTCCTAAGAGAGATTGCTACTATTCCTGCAAAAGGTGCACCATCGCCATTTTCACCATATCTAACGCGTGCAAGCCATGCTGCTATCTGGTGTTTTGCTCATAATATAGACTTTAGACTGACTCAACCACGTCAGACGCATAAGACAACATTCGTTACTTTGTTAATAGAGCATGCTTTCTTATTCGACCTGCATAATGTTAATATACCATATGTGCATATCAGAGATGGCAGAGCTCAGGATAATGCTGGTGTGCTCAGAGATTACATAACAGAAGGATTACCTAAATACATGAATCCTTGGATTCATGATAAGCGTCTACCTGGTTTAAAGTCAGTTAGATATGATCAGCACAAGACACAAATCAAAATTATTTCATCAGCAGACTCTCCAGAAAAAGCAATGGATAAACTTCGTGGTGAAACTCTATATGTAGGATTCCTTGATGAGTGGGAATATGTTACATATATGGATTCAATGCTTGCTGGTGCAGCACCAGCATTCCGTTCAGCCCGTAATATAGCAAAACAGACTGGTCAAAGAACATGTATAATGTATGCTTCAACACCTGGTAATCTAGATACTCCCGAAGGCAAAGTTGCACAAAGAATAATTGACAATACACCACCTTTTTCTGAGAAATTCTATGATTTAACTGAACAAGAAATCGAAAATATGATGAGTGCTCAAGTTGATCCAAATGATCCTGATAAGAAACAAGTTACTGCTGTTTATATTGAATATGATTGGAAGCAGCTTCGTAAAACAGAAGAATGGGTTCGTGAGCAATATAACGATGCTATTGACAAAGGCAAAATTGACGAATATCGTCGTGGTGTATTACTGCAGAGATATCGTGGCTCTGCTAAGGTTTTATTCCGTCAGGAAGATATCGAATATATTCAAAATAACCAGAAGAAGCCTGACTATGAAGTTATCATACTTAAAAAATATGTAATGTTTGTATACAAACATGAAATAAAGTTTCCTGATTTGACGTCAGATACTCCATACTTTGATACAACAATACCATATCTAGTAGGTATTGACTGTGCAACAGGTAGTGGTGGTGATAATACAGCTTTTGTTATTGTTCATCCGTATACATTAGAAGTAGTTGCTGAACTAAAATCACCATTTATGTCACCTCTTGATTGTATGCGAGTAATTACACAGCTTGCTTTATTATTGCCGAAATGTATATTCTGTCTCGAATCAAATCATATTGGTAAATCTATTGTCGCATATGCAGAAGAGTCACCTTTAATCAATCGCTTTTATCATGATCCAAGACTTGATATATCGAAGAATGCAACAATGCTTGATTTCAAGAAAATGAGTCTGCAAGAAAGATCACAAAATCGTCAATACATAGGTACAGCAGTAACTCCGACAGTTCGTGATAATATGATTGAATTGTTAAAACGTTTTGTTCGTGATTACAGGCATTTACTATTGTCAAAATATCTCGTTGATGATATAACAAAACTCACTATATTGAAAAATGGAAAAGTTGCTGCAGAGTCAGGAGAACATGATGATATTGTTTTTGCATATTTACATACAATATATGTGCTGACATATGGATATGCATTAAACAGATTCGGAATTGATAAATCATTATGCACATATGAAAAAGCATATGTCGTATTAGATTCCTATGAAAAACAATTATCAGATAAAATTGTTGATAATCTAGTTCCATATGATTGCCCGACAATATACGAAGGTCAAGTACTTAAAGATATGACTAATAATAAAACAATGTCTTTTAATGAAGATGGAGTTGATGAATACGGCTATTCACATGAACAATATAAATATTGTTCTGGTATGCAGAAATCAGATGATACTGGCTTGCCGGATTCATTATTATCTTTTTTCCGCGATGTAAATTCTTTTTAACAACAATTAATAATTATGTCGGGGCATATGCCCCGACATACTATTTATTATTGTGCTTTTTTCTTCCACTTATCAGAAATTTCGGTTATCTGTTCGCACGTATAGTCTAATGCTTCAAATGCTGTAGTAGCAATATTGATACAATCATTCACATTCTCAATAACATAACGTGAACTGTCTGTTAGTTCAGTAAGACATTTCAAATTAAATGATTTTCCAATTGAAAGATCAAACGTGATATTACCACATGCTTGTATAAGTCTACTTGCTGACTTTTCTAGTTTATCACATGCAGCGAGTAACTTATCGGCAACATCATCACATTCGAAAATAATGTTACAAACATCCTCGATATGATCAATAAGTTTTTCTGTAGCAAGCATTTCATCAGTTGATTTCTTAATCTCAGCATCAGTGTTATTCCTATCGGATTCAAACACGTCATCCATTGCATAGAACAAATTGTTGATATCTTTTGCTGTCACGATATCAGGAACTCTGTCAAAAATATTATTCAACTTATTAACATCATTTAGATCCTTCTTTAAACAATTCAACTGAAATTTCATCATACCAATACTAATCATCGTATTCTTAGGGCTATGCTTATTTTTATAAATTATACCCTTCAATACATTTCCCATACCATGCACAAATAGCTCTCCTGCAATAATACCCTGTGCAAATCCAGGTAGATTCATTTTTGCAAAAAAGAATGCAGTACCAGCTGCAGCTTCTGCAGCACCACCGGCGATCATCATATTATCTTTATTCTTCGTAAACGCCTTAGTGTGTTCTAATGCATTTTTGCCAGCAGCTTTAAATTTGTCGATATATGGTTGACTTTTTTTAATAATATGGTCGTATTCAGGGAATCCTGCTTTTACATTTTCTGAGGTAGTTTCATTTGGATCGTTTTGAACAGCTGTTGCAAACATTTGATCAGCATATTCAATTAGCTCCGGCGTATATTTGTTACGGATGTCAGTACACTGTTTCCTCATTTGTATTTTCTTTTTGCTTTGAATAAAGCTCTTCATCTTACGAATAATTAGCATACATAATCTCGGTATGAACTTGAGTATGCTGATAATGATATTTTCTTTCTTTCCATTTTTATCAGTCTTTCTGAAAGTTGATTCACCATCGGATTCTTGAGCGGCTGCTTCCTGGAAAATAGAAAATGAATCGACATCATCACCATTGTAATTTTCAAGTATTGCTAATGATTTTTGATATGAATCTGCCATTGCTTGTATAACATTCATTTCAGATTCAATGGTAATATTCTCGATATTTTCAAGACTCTGCATAATATCATCTCTAACGATATCCATTTAAATGCACCCCTTTTATTTTATATTTAACAGTGAATATCAGGTAACTGCTTAAAATTGTCAGAAACTCCTGGGAAATATTGCATTATCATTCGACGCTTATTTCCCCATATTTGAAAACTTTTTGCATATTTAACGTGATCACAGATATCTATATAATAGACTTCTTTGCCTCGATCACGAGCTCGGCCAATAACTTGTTCATTTGTTATTGGTGACGAATATTGGTCAAAGTTTACAATTGAACCCAAGTTCTGAATATCTATGCCAGTACCCATACTCATTGTTGTTGATACTATTATATCACTTTCTAATGCCTTTCGTTTTTCGGACATCGACATACTTCCATCAATTGACACGCATGATAACTTTGAAAAATAGGGATCATTTTTCATGAGTTCTATAACAGTTTTGCATGTTCGTATCAGTGGTGTTAATATTAAAGTCTTTGCCTCATAAGGTACTATTGAACGGGCAGTTTTAGTGACACGTATTATATTATTCAAGAAAGGAACACCCTTTTGGTATTCCATTAGCATATTATAATATGTCGATCTTATTAATCCCTTGAGTCCATATCTGAAATATTCATCACATAGCTTTGCTGATGGGTTGTAATATATATCTTGCAGATATATATTTACATATTCTTTCTGGTATTCTATATATTTAGAATTTCCTACAAAACGTTCCGCATCTGACAACGCTCTATTTAGAATTGAATCTTCAGAAATGTCACTTCTGCCAAGTGTTGCTGATAGATACCAATTATGCTTTATATTGCAGATGGCATCCAACTTTAATAACCCTTTCAGATGTAGATGTGATTCGTCGGTTATTTTTATCCCAAAGTATGAATTGTTTATCACATTAAGAAGGCCTTCCCAGTCGTCACGTAATTTATCTTCTATAGAGGTCATAGTTACGACACACATTTTTTTATTCGGTGCATCATAAATATCGGTAGCGATATCGTTTCTATCAATCCCTGAATCCATTAATTCTTCGACCCATTGATTCTTGAGTAATGTTGTTGGTACAACAATTAATGCTTTTAATGAAAGCTTTGCTATAGCATATAATGATATAAACGTATTATGTGTTACTATGTAATCTTCAGTCAAATATAGATGCTCATGATTATCGACCATCAAGCATCTACATTTTTCTCGATGCGAAAAAGATATATCTGTTATTAGCAATAAATCATCGCAATCGTCTTGCCACGCTTCAATTGCTGATACTGACAATACTTTTGATGCAATTGTGAAGAAATGTGTGTTTACTGTTGGCGGGACTTTGAATATTACACTACCACAAAAATCGTTAGTATACTTTTTATCGGAACGATTGCTTATAATACCACTATAACCAAATGAATATAATAGTTGCTTAACTTGCTTGAGAAGAACTTTTGATGCTGAAGAATACTTTATATAATATTTATCATGATTACATGATATTGAGCCATTAGTGTCCATTAATCCTTGCAATATACGCAAACGTGTATCGACATCATTAACCATGTAACTAATTGGAATTTTCTTATCACGTGAATATGTTCCTATCATACATGGTATTTCCTTAAAGAAATCCTTTGTTTGTATAGGCTCTCCTTTTTCATAAAAATAATAGCAGTAATTTGCTTTATTTTTTTCAACAGTAAAACCACATATATCGGCAATCTTATTCGGAACCTCATCATTCTCAGATGCTATTGCAAGCTGATTGCTTGTACAGCAACCATTTCCTATGAAACAGCCAAGCACCCAAGGATCTAATGGAACATCTTGCTTGTTGTAATTAACAGGACAGCATTTTGGAATATAATATTTTAATGATTTTCCCTGTTGTGAATCAACGGAACCTTCGAGCATATCTTTCAACATAATAGTTTTCCAAGCACCATTTTTGTGATTTTTAACCATCCATAAATGTTCTTTTGCACAGTATGCAGTTCGGCCATCTTGAAATGTTAATCTATATACATCTTGTTCACCTTGCTCGAAGATGCTGATTACTTTTGTTATGTTGCCATGTGCATCAAAAATATCATCACCCAATTTTAGATCACCCATTAATGTATATCCTGTTGCTGATGGTGATGGTATTTTTCTGCTGTAAGGTTCAGCCTTACCTACACCAGGTCTCAATTCAATTGTGATTTTATTATTTGTCGATGCTGTCATTAGATCTATGCAATCACGCTGCAAATCAGAACGTGGCTCTCTCGACATTTTAATATCAATTCGTTTTCCCTGCGGCGGTGTTATTGTTGAATATTTTGATAGTTCTTTTTGCAGAATCGAATCTTTTATACCAAGAATTCCTGATGTGATATATATAACATCATGTTCTTTACCGAACAAAGGTTTCCTGGTTACATCATTACCACTATAAATAAAATATTCGCGTGTCGGCCTTGATAATGAAAAATATTGTAAAATCTTTCGTTTGATTTCAATTGTTGGTTCTTTAATGATAAGACCTGTCGCTGTTTTAATAATAGTCATATATTATAGCGCCTCCTCATCATTCGCAAGAGTATCGTTAACTAGGTTCTCTTGCTTATCAATTTTTTTGAGTTTGCGCTCATTAGCAATACTTCTTGCTTTATCAGCGAGCTCGTCAAATCGATCAATATCAATCTGCGGTATATATTCGGCTATTAATAATTTTTTATATTCACGAACAATATCGTTTGCTGGTTCACCTTCAGTTCCACTTCCTCCTTTAGTCTCTTCTTTGCTAAGACATGTATTAATTAATAATTCTGATAAAGCATTAAAATTATTAATCATTTCGGAAGTAACATTTAGCTGTTTAGCTGTTGGCATTCTTAAACAGAATTTCATGTGCTGTAATATTCCTGGATCTATATCGGTTTCCCACCGCATTATGATTCGATATAGCTTCGTGATATCCGGATTGAAATCTAATTTGCATGAGCTGATTAGCGTGTTAAAACGTGTATTTGCTAATTCTGTTTCTTTTGCAAATTCAATTTCAGACTGACCGCCTGTTTGAACCATTAATGACGGAACTGGTGTTGAATTAATTGATTCATTTTTGAGAGAGTCTAACAAATCATTGCTTATTGGAGATTCTGCAGCATTTATGCTATCTACAGTTATAGGAGGCTGATCACCTGCACCAAGTGGCATAATTAATTCAGATCCACCACTGACTTTTGTCATCGATGATCTATAATTGAAGATATCATTTGCTGTTACTCTACGTGCAGCAAACTTTCTCATCGTCTCCTGTACAAATTGTCTGTAGTTCTTATCAATACCTGACATTCTAAGATTGTATACTCTAACCTGGGAATTATTTATTTGATATAATAAAGAATAAAGCTTGAGAAACATATACATTCTAGCTGTTACTATACCTGGCTCTAGCATTGAATGACCTTTTCCCATACCATCCTTATTAATAGCAAATTGTATAACATATTCTGCTGGTATAAATATAAAACGCAGCATTTGCTCATTAAATTTATGAGATTGAAGAATTGCGACTATTTGTTTGTGTAGTGCCGTATTATCACGCATAAATTTCATATTAAAATTATTGATGATTTTATTAGCAAGCTTTTCACAAAACATTTGATCTGGCTGAAATGTATCAAAACCGATTGAAGGAGAACGTAAAGTATATCCTGATAATCCACTATTTTTGCGTTCACCTGATTGCTCAGGACGAGTCATGTCTGATATGTAATAATATCCTATGATGTTTCTATCAACTCGAATTGGTATAAGTTTGGTTGCTGGCAATATCCTCAGATAAACACCTTTGACATTTTTAAAGTTATTGCTAATACAGCTATCATTAGTTGATGAGTCCATAACCTGCTCGAAAAATGTCTTCACTTCCTGAACGCACTCTTGATCATTGCGATATTTATTATAATAGACATATCGTAAATCATGAGCTGATTCTTCTATTACCGGTAATGATATATCTTCGGTTATACAGCTAATATTTTTTGCAATTTCTTCAATTGTTCTATCGAATGCATCGTCCTCTTCTTCCTTGGATTTCAATTCTTTAGATTCGTCGTTCATGGGTTTCATATGGTAGCTGGGTCTCATTTCAATAATTTCTGCTTCGGTAAATATGCCATTTTTGTGCATTTTTTTAATTTTATCATTTGATGTTGATGAATCATTAATTATTGTATCATTTAACGATATTTCGACAGCAGACTCTCCATATCCGTTTAATAAGGATGATGATGTGTCAAAGGTGTTTATCGCACTATTACTTTTCATATTAGCTGAATTTGTACGATACTTATATAAATCTTCAAACACCTTTGCATCTGGCACTACGTAGAGATATCCTTCACCATGTTCAAGTGTATTAAATACAACATGATTTTTGATAAGTTGATGCAACTCTAATCTCTCTTCTACTTCTTCGATCTTTGATATAACATTATCTTTATCCAAATTATCCATACTGGTTCTATCAAATGTAATTGAACGGGCCAATCTTCCAGTAACAACATCGGATTCACAAACAGCATCACGTGTTATTTGCAATGCAGTAAACCATTCAGGTATTTGTGATATTAACATATCGAGGTCCTGACGTAATGCTATATCAGCAATAGTATTTACGGGCAAGTATGCTGCATTTTGCAAATCCTGTGGCATTCCAGATAAATCGATTGATTCACTTTTTTTGTCAAATTTCATTGTTGTAATTTTCTCAATGAAAGACATATCAGTTGATAAATTATATTGGTGCAATATATCTGAAATACTATCAACTATTGCATCCTTGCTAACAACTAACTCATCATTACCAACAACATCTGCATATAGTCCGTCAATCAGTTGCTCTTTGTTTGACGACATTTGGCATTGCTCCTTTCTGTGAATAAATTTACATAAAATATTTATTGTATTTACTGGCTATTATTAGTAAGGCCTAAAACTTTCATGTTTTCAGTAATATTATTTGTTAATCCCATATTAATAGTATTATCAAGCTTTTCATTATCGATAGGCATAAATCGCAAATATGGAGATACTGCATAATTTCCTGTGTCAAGCGGATCTAACTGGGACCGTCCCATTACAATATATGGTGACCCTGTAAACATTCCAGCTGCTCCAATATATTTTTTCAATACTGAATTATTATAATCATCTCGCAATAAAAAAGGTAATGATGATTTTATATTATCTTTTATTTGTACTCCTAAATCATCTGTTAATCCAGCATTATAATTAAACTCGACGAGTGATTTATCTGAATTTTCGAGTTTATAATGATATTTAAATGTAGCCTTAGTTGTCATTGATGATAATGGGGCATTATTTTCATTGCTAAGTCCTTCAGGAGTTACTGATATTGGATATATGCCATAATATTTGCACCAGTATAAAATCTTTGTCATTGATTCGTTTGTAACAACATCGAAGACTGATGCACAATAGTCAAGCGCTCTATCATATGGATGATATATCAATTTATTGGGTAATGCTATAGGTTCCTTTGATATAGGAATAAACCCATTTCTATATTTATATCCATTATATGACGGAGCAAAAATTCCTTTGTATCGTTTCGTTGTGTATAATAGCCACATCCGAAGCATTTCGAATATTTCCAAATTTTTGGTATCTGTAAACGAAAAATCGATAGTAGAACCTTGTCTGGAGTCAAGGTTTCCTGCAGGTGTTACTGTATATCCACTAATACTCCTGCTTACAGTTTCTGGAGTTTTTGCGGATATTGTTGATGTATTCATGCCCTGAACTCTATTCATTAGCAGATAATTCCAGTTCGAATTTACACTACTATTATTAGAAAACGAACCGGACACATAGATGGGTGACAATAGCTTTAATATATGTGGCATTCTGTTATAGCATGATAAAAAATCTTCATCATATTTCGCTTGTTCAGATAATGTCAATCCTCCGTTATTGTCAAATGACATAATATAGCATTCCGGGCGTGTAAAAAATATATGACGAAAACCTTTTCTGAATTCAATATCAGCAATAGGTGTTTTTGTTCTATTGTATGTTGTCAGACTTGCTATTTGTGCTGTTTGTGGATCCATTCTAGTGAATGGCTGTAATGGTGATATTGGTGGACTCGTATTTCCTACACGATTAATCTCATAATTTTCAAGACCGTTCTGAATGATGTATTCTTTCGTAGGATCATTCAATGGATTGATATTTGTAGCTGAACCTGAAAACACAGGAATTTCTACAGAGTCCTCGGTGTATGATGTTTTTCGTTCACGGGCTTTTGGATCTGATATTGTATCATTTGTGTCACGAATGAAATGCTTCTCATGATCATTTATAAAAAAATCAGAATCCTTTATATTATTTGGACCATTTGGTGTTACATTGGTATGTGTTGTTAGATGATCGCTATATTTTAGCGATCTTTCCTCGGGTTGTTTGTATGCAGGGCCTCCAGTAGGAGACCCAGTACACAAGCTGTTCCGTTGCTGTTCAAGTAACCATTTATCATATATGGGCATGATTAATCATCACCTCGTTATTAAAGATTCATCGATGTCAATAACGTAATTGATTTCTTTACAGGCATCACTACAGTCTTATTTAATCCATATGCTGTTATAGTGGTTTTATAGCAAGCTGACGTGATAAGAATAAACAAATATGATATATTTTCAAGGGCAAAGATCAATGATATACCGCATGCTTGCGTAAAATACGACAAATACATTGATTTAAGATCCTTATAACGTAATGGATTTATCTTAGTGATCATTTCTAATAAACCCATAAATGTTGTATCTTCATTGTTCTTTACTTCATCGACTATTTGTTTTGCTAATAATGGATCAACTTTATCACTTATGATTCTTTTATATGGTATACTATCAACCGAAAGGGTATCACCATCAATTATTTTGTAAAAATATGCAATTATATATAGCAATGCTTTTACAAGGTTATCACCTTTCATGTATAATTTCTGCTCCAACGGAGTTGCTGTCATAAGAGTGTACACGTTACACAAAGTTAACATCAAATTTCTGTTCATTATGAATGTATCTGGCTTTTTATTAAGCATTAGAGCTAGATATGCGGCTTCTAATACTGCCATTAATTTTGTATACTCATTTGGACTATTGATATTGTCAATAACCTTATCTGCAAATACAAATGCCTTTGTCATACCTTGCTGATTAATAATAACGAATGGTAAAGTTGACGGTATCTTAGATGTCGTCTTATTAAATATAATTACTATGTTACCAGCTTTGTATGATTCAATGCTTTTCTTAACAATACTGTCACCATTGAGTTTCATTAACGAAATGATTTCTGGTATATCTTCTGGCGGTACAACGTTATCTGCAGAGCTCTTTATCTCAGCTTTGATATTATCAGTGATACCACTTTTTTCATCAAACTTCGAATACAATGATGTTTGTGATAATTTTGGTAACACCGCCTCTTGAATAATCTGAAACATAATTTCACATGCCTTTCTATCATCTTATTTTAACAATTGCAAACATATTTTTATATGATGCAAATTATAAAGCTGTGCAAGGAGGAATAATAACTATGTCTACTACGACTGATAAATTCTCTGCATTATATAGAATAACAATGTCATTGATTATTGACAAAACAATTATATCAATTCCAACGGCAGATATTATATCAATATCATTTATCAACAATTATGATGCTTTAACGTTTCCAATAATACGTATTAGATTGTATGCTGATATTAGCATTATGGAGAATTTAGCAGAAGCACCAGACAAGATATTTATCAGGACAAATTTCGATGGAGGAATATATCGAATGAATGATACTGATAAAACGCCTATTATAATTTCTCCTATAAAAAATATAGCATTTAGTATGAAATGCTATATCGAGAATAAGAATAATCCAACATCAACTGCGGATCAATATGTTGATGGCATAAAAAAAAAGAATGACTTAAATACAGATATTAAGGTGCCGATAGAACTGTATTGCTATGATGAATATATAATTCATCGCATGAAGCAAAAAGCTCCGTCTATATATAAAAATATGTCAATATCATCGGTGATAGAAGATATGCTTTACCGAAGTGGGATTACCAATTATAATATAGAACCACTTCAGAATCAAGCAAAATATGATCAAATATTAATCCCAAATTTAAATATATCGCAAGCATTGTCATTGTTTGATGTGAGATATGGTATGTATGAAAAAGGAGCATTACTGTATGGCGACATAGATAAATTATATCTGTGCGATACTAATGTTGATAATAATACAACACCATTACCGATTTATGTTAATTCATATAAAAATAATAATGATATGGGCGGTATGAAGCTTATGTCAAAAGGATATTATATGTCGACAATGGCAACGAATGTCTCTATATTGTCAGAAACTGATATTGAACGTGTATTAAATACAACAAATATGGTAGCCGTTAATATCAATACACTTAATGTAGAATCGTGTCAATTAAAAAAATTGTACGACATACAAGAATCAGATAAGAATATAGACAAAATCTCAACGACAGATATATTACATAAAAATCAGAGTGACTTTATCGCCGAGACTAATACGGCTCGAATAAATGAACGAATAACAAAAATAGATATATCAGGTGTAGGTTTCGATATAGGAAAAATGAAGTCTTATTCAAGATATAATCTCATATTTGAATCACCTATGCGTGGAGCAAGTATGAATCAAGTGTATAGACCCATATATACTTGCCATGTGTTATCCAATATGGGATCATCATTGTTCGTTGCACAAACAACAATGACGCTTTGTAATAATTAAAAAAATAAATAACTATTTTGACGGGGCATCACCCCCGTCAACTAAGTTATTTTAATGAGTTCGTATCAATTCTTTCTCAATAAAGTCATGAATTCTTTGTTTAAGAATTGCTTCATTAGTAGGCTTTGTTGATGTATATTTAGTATGATCTCGGTATTGTACATGAGGTGCTTCACTTTTTGCACGCATGGTATTAATAGATTCATCAATATGTCTTTTGATGATATTGATTAATACAGACGTATCAAAGTCAGGTTTCTTGAATGGATATTCAAATTTAGTATCACTCACAGCGTCGATAATAATGTCATCATCATTATTTTCATACATGGTCATCTCATTACATATATCACTAATAATAAAACGAAGTTCACCAGATGGATACGATATAGTCCCATGCTTTCCTGATGTAAAATGTGAGAGACATTTGGCATATGCTTCAATTGCACGCTCTAGATTTGGGTCTGTAATCCACGTATGTATACAAATGATCACTCCTGACATCTCAGATCGTATGAGCCCTGATATATCAATATTATCAACCATGCTTTGAAAATCTACAAAAGAGCAATTAACTTTCTTTTGTAAATTAATAAAGCTATTATTATCTTCAGTAAGCATATATTTCATAGCAGCTTTGTTTGTTACTGCTTCAATAAAATTATTATATCTATTCATGTTAAACCTTTCTTCGCAGAGCATGTTATATCACAGCATTGCTTATTAATATTTGATGATTTTAGCAATCATCACAACTTCAAAAAAAAAGATTACTTTTGGGGGCTATAATGCCCCCATTAATAATCTTTATATTTTTATCATCTCATTGTTGTTATACTTCTGAATGAGCCAGGTGTCTTGTATTCAAGTCCTAGATTTCTTTCAGACTCGCTTGCTGATTCATCACGTTTTACGTAATCATTTAATTCAGCCAGAAGCTGTGCTGCTGACGGAAGTGTCTTCTTGAGTGAAATCAGAGTTGCGATAGGTTCTGCTCTAAGACCATTGAGCATGCCAAACAGAAGCAGCTGATTGATTACTGCAATTGCATCGGTAAGAGTTTTAACTGCAGAATCATCAAATTTTGTATTAATTTTTCTACCACACACACGGCAATAGAGATCTCCATCAGCATTCTTTTCAGTTCTCAGACGATACTCATTGCCATCATATGTGATGTGAACACATCCCTTTTTCATTTCTTTGATGTATTCCGGTTCATTGTGTGATCCAATAATTGGATTTGTCTGCTGTGCGATGTCAATCTTCGACATCTCATATACGATCGGTCTGATAAGAGCATCAACGGATGGGTGAATTTTATTAAGATTTGAACTAGCCATAATTTTTATCCTCCTTATTTATCAGCAAGCTGCTGTGCAACTGCTCGTAGGTTTGCGAACTGCATTCCGCAGTCATTGATATTTATGAGATATGGATCCATCTTAACTTTGATAGCGCCATATACAGACACAAGGAACTGGTATGCTGTTTGAATTGGGATTTGATCAAGTTTCTTATAAACCCATCGTGTTAATGAATCAACAAAAGCTCGCTGATTATCGGTCATTTTAAGAAATGCACTTTTCTCAATAAGAAGAGCGCCCTTGATTATATTTGACGGATCTGCTACAATTTCAAATAAGTCTGCTGTTATTGGCATATCACTAGCAATCATCTCAGAAATTGTATCTTTATTATTCATAGCAATACATGCAGCAATAGCTAATCCATTTGCATGTGTTAACTCAACACATCTGGTACAAATAACATTTGCAAGTCCGCCTATCAAGTAATCGATAGCATTTATAATGTGCTGTACAGGAGCTGCATTAAATTTTGATGATTCATCAGAATCACCTTTTTTGCTTTTAGTGGTTTCCTTTGGTGCATTCTCTTGCATGTATTTGTTGAGAAGCTTAGTTAAAAGAGCACCTGTAATTGCATTCTCTTCTTCATTTTTATTTCTCGAAAGATACTGCATAAGAAGATTGATAAATGCGGGATCCATTATATGCTTTGATATAGCAAACCAAAGACCCTGTGCAACTGTATCAGACTCCATGTCAGCTGTCATTAAATATGATGCAACCCTCGGAATACGCTGCACGATATCCGAATACAAATAATCTCTAGCCTGCTGTGTGACGATGAGTTTTTCCTGTGGTGACTGATTGATAGGGGTGCCGAGTGACTTCAGATATGATTCAACACTTTGTAGTATAATCATATCAGAATCAGTAATTCTGCTTGGTACCATTATAATTCCTCCTAATATTTTTATTTAATATCCTTGAGTATCAGAATATCATATTAAATATATATGTCTGATACTCAAGAATTTATCAGTTTATCATTTCCAGTTGTACTTGTTTATTACATCTTGCGCAGAATTATCAGATGACTTCTCGTGCAAAATAGTTGCTTTCTTCTTCTTTAAGAAGTCGGGCCTTTTTGAGCGAGTTATTCCTGCACCGATGGAACTTGCCTCAATAAATGTGCTTGATATCTGTTTAATCTCCACACCTGGCAAACCTGCTATAATTATTGTAGCAGTGCACATGCCATTATTATCAGAACAGCATATATTTTTGTATTCATCATACCAATTGCCAAAACGAGATTTGATATCGCTGAATACTTCTTTATATTCAGCATCAGCATACATAGAAGTTAATGAATATGCTGTTACTAATGTACTAACTGGCATCTTTTCATAATTTTCAGACCATGCTTGCTGAAATGTTGAAAGCAATTTTCGTGTAAGCTCTTTCTTGAGGGATTCAATATTAGGAGCTGATGCTGATAATGCAATAAAACGACCAGGCCATGACAATACAACATCGAGATCTGAATCATCAATTGTATCGTTGTATGTCTCACCATATTTCTTGCCAAAAATGATTTGAATGAGATCAACAACTTCATTGTTTACTGGAGCATAGCAAGCATAGTCAGCTTTATTTCGAAATATAGCATATGTCTTAACACCAACCTCAGAAAGTTCATATAGCAAATCGTTTGTGTTAAGATGATATGCGTCTGGATCACTCATACTTGGCATAACTATTATTGGAATTACATGAATTGCTTTATCAATAAGAGCTTTGCACAATGGTACTGTTGCTCCAGATCCAGTACCACCTGCTGCAGATGTAATAACTAAAACAGGTGATTTTGCTTTACCTGCATTTTCATACATTTTATCAAAGTCACCATTTGCTTCGTGGAACTGATACATTGATGCTCCACGTTCTCTATTACGACCAGAACCACTTTTTTCGTCAGATATAATTGGAATTATATTAATTCGATTTATCATATCGAGATTTACATTTGAAGTAACTGAATCGATGCAATACATATCGACATCTGATAACTCATCACATTCAGAGGCAGCTTTAACGATATTACTACCAGTATTGCCCATACCAATAATCATATTATTTATCATTAGATTCATTCTCCTTATTACCAAATATCATATCAAATAATTCGTTTACAGTGTTTTCAGTGTTTACAGTGTTTACAGTGTTTTCAGTTTTTACAGTGTTTCTTTCTTTAGTAGAAGGGCTCTTGATTCTTGGGTCGTGTAAGAATTTGTTAATAACAACTACGGCTTTATCAAGCATTAATTGTTTCTTTTTGCAGTCATCAATTCCAATGATAAGTTCTGTTTTCGAGTCATCATCGCAAACGACAACATTCGAATCAATATAATCCTTACATCCGACATAATGATTATGAAACATATCGCGTATCTCATGTTTAAGATTTTCATCACCATTAATTACAAATTTAAAAGAAACTATAAATTTATTTTTATTCATAGAATACATCCTTTCTGCCATGAGATGAAATTAATCATCTCATTTAATTACTTCTTTGAGTCATTTTTAAGATATTGCTTAACTGTTGCCAATGGAGTTAGTAATATTTTGTCACCTTCAACAACATCGATTTCAAAAATGTTATACATGTTTATTGTCTGCTTTGTCTCTCGTGCTAACTGAATTCCAGCGACATATGCAGCTGCCATTATAGGAATTACAGCTGGACTTCTCATGAGATTAACTCCAAAATCCTGAAGACATTCCTGAAATACGTTTGTCTCAATTCTGTCTAATGTCTCCATTAGATTAACAGTTCTCCACGTATTATATTTGTTAAGCAAATCTTCATTATGAACAGATCCCTCAACTTCACGATGCTCATGTTTGGAGAATATCGGTATTCTCTTATGAATAAGCTGCGGAACTATGTTTGTGGATTTATCACTTTCTGAAATTTCTGTTACATATTCGAGCGATATACCGCATATATCAATCGAAAATTCATCACTCGGCTGTTCACCTACGAATTTCAGAATTTCTTTCCATACGGCTGTAAACACTATCGGTATGTGCGAATGATCTGTTACATTAATGCCAAACTCATCATAAAGAAGTTGTGCAGCAACCTCAGGAATCATTTTCGAAAGAACAGGATTATTCTTATAAGTCTCCATAAAGTTCTCTCTAATTGTTTTGTAGTTTTTCTGTACATTTGTTTCCATTTGAAACACCCTTTCATTTAAATTTGATTTAGAATCACATTGATGTATCTATATCAAAAGAATTATATGTGTATCAAAATATAAAATTTATACACATATTATTTCCATGATACATAATAAATATATAAATATGAAGGAGAAAAATAATATGAAGATTGTATATGTTAAATTAATTAATTTTGAGGCCATAAGCAAAGCCATGGGATTAAAGGAATTCACATTCTCATTTGATAAAATTGATAAACCTATAATCCAAATATATGGAAAAAATCACTGCGGAAAGACAGTACTAATGCAATTGCTACATCCGTTTTCTAGTATCAATTTAAACGGAGATGAGCGTAGTGACTTGGCACTTATAATACCAGGTGAGGTTGGAATTAAAAATATTGTATATGAAATAAATGGTGAAGTATATAGTATAACACATACTTACAAACCCGCTCAGAATGGTCATTTAATATCAAGCTCACTAATACATGATGGTGTCGAATTAAACACTAGCAATGGTGTCACCGTATTCAATTCCCTTATCGAGAAGATATTCGGTATCAATAAGTATGTATTTCAATTCATTATTAATGGAACACAGCTGCTATCATTTGCTATGATGTCAAGTACGCAAAGAAAAGCTTTGATGAATAAAGCTATGGGAATTGACATTTATGATAAAATTCATAAGATGTCAACCGACGACTATCGATATACTAGTAAATTGATATCATCATTAAATAACACGAAAGAATATTTACTATCCACTTATGGATCTTTTGAAACATTAGTAGCATTATTAAATCATAAGCGAAAAGAAAAGGCGGCACTACAATTATCAATAGATACTTCAAAATCAAGGCTTGATAGTTTAACCGGAACAATATCAACTATTAAGAGACAAAATGTCATACAAGAATTAACCGATGTTTCAAATACTATTATAGCATACAAAAATGTCGTAAATATCATTGGTGAATTCGATGATAATATGTATGAAAAACTCATTGATCAGCAAATATCACTGAATAATGAAATAAGTGATTTACGAAACAAAAAAATTATTATCAGTAAAGACTTAGATATATTATACTCGAAAAAGCGTGATATTGAAAATACAATGTTACAGAATCAAAAAATGGCAAATGATTATCAAGATATGATAAACTTAAAAAATGATTTAAGTAATCATATAAATGAATTAGAAATAAAAGAATTTATAACGTCATCATCTAATTATTTGCAAAGCATGATGTCTTTAGCACAAGGGATAAATGGTATATGCAAAGATATAGTTACCAGTATAAATGAGAAGCATTTAACGATGTTTACTGATATGATATCAAAAGGAATTGATGTTTCTGCGTTTCTTATACAGGAAGGAAGCTCGTTGATAGATTCTGAAAAAGAGAAGGGAGTTATTACCAGAATTCGTAATATGGTAAATTCTGTTGATGGCGATTATATCGATGATTGTTGCTATCCAAATTGCATATATCGTAATACAAAAGAAAAACTTGACATGTATTTTAAATCATATCAAAGTACAAAAGAGAATACATTCACTGCATATGATATCGAACAACTAGATTTGGCATATAAAAATATTCAGACTATCAAAAAGCTTATTCATATGGAATTTGCGGATGAAATTAAAGAATTATTTGATATCAAGAATATTATGAATAATATCTCAATTGGTGAATTTGGTATTGATATAAAACGCATACAATATTTACTAGAGGAAGCTGGTAAGATTGAGCAGCGTAATCGATATATATCACAATTATCAGATATTAATAAATCCATTGAAAATATGAAAAAATCAATGGTTATATGTGACAGCAGTATTGATAATTCCATCGGTAATATGTCAGATCAAATAACAAAGCTGCAAGATGATTTAAAAGCATTAGATGCAAAGATAGATGATGCAGCAACGCGTCTATCTAGTAATGACCAGAACAGAATGATGCTATCACAGATTAAGAATATTAATATTAAAGATGCTAATAAGCGTTATCAGAAATTATTAGATCTTTCAAACACATTACAGCAATCAGAGAATGAATATAATATCTTATATAAGGAATATAATGAAATGTGCCATAATATGGTAATTATTTCAAAAGAATTAGATGCTGTTGAAAATGCAAACAATCAGTACACAACAACTGTAGCTGAAATTGAAAAGCATTTATCAAATGATAAAAAATATAAGATAATAGCAGAAGCGACTAGTAGTACTAAAGGAAAGCCTGTGATTGCAATACGCAACAAGGTTCATGAAGCATTATTAATGACAAATAGATTACTCAATGTGATGTATAATGGCGATATTGAAATGCTTGAGCCTGTTATAGATGAAGCTGCTTTTGAATTACCTTTTAGATGTGGATGTAATATCTCACGTGATATTCGTTATGGTTCGCAATCAGAAACATCATTGCTAAATTTTGCATTGTCATTATCGTTGGCATCATTATTGACTCCATATAATATAATACTTGCAGACGAAGAAGATGCATATCTGGATTCAGAAATGTCTGATTCTTTTGTATTAATGCTAGGAGATATAATGTCTACTTTAAAAATGGAGCAACTATTTATTATTTCACATAAATTAGAGCCAGGTCGACATGATAATATGGTTTATGTATTAAATCTTTCAGATGAAATAAATAAACTGAGTGAGTAGTTATTTATAGATGTCGATATTCGTTCTATTTTCATTTATTTCATATCAGAATAAAAAATAATTTCGGTGACGGGGGTAATAACCCCCGTTCCTACTTTTTATTTTTTTAATTATTGATTTAATCAGTAATCTTGTAAGGAATATTATTTTTCTTTGCATATTCCTCTGCATATGAATTTCTATTACATTGAATCATGACATTTGCACATTTATTGAAAACGTGATCTCCTATAAATGTAGCGCTACTAGGGATTGTAATGCTTTTAAGATTTTCACAATAGCTAAAAACACATTTCCCGATAGATGTTACGCTATTGGGGATTTCAATGCTTTTGAGACTTACACATTCATAGAAAACACTATTTTCTATAGATGTAACGCTATTAGGAATAATAATACTTTCAAGGCTTTTACAATATGCAAAAGCATGATCTCCTATAAATGTAACACTATTAGGGATTGTAACTGTTTTAAGATTAGGGCAGCCTTCAAAAGCACTACCCTCAATATGTGTAACACTATTAGGGATTATGATGTTTTTAAGATTTGCGCAATATGCAAAAGCAGCTTTCCCAATAAACTTAACGCCAGTAGTGATTATTATACTTTCAAGACTTTCACAATATCTAAAAGTATCATCTTCTATAGATGTAACACTATTAGGGATTGTGACTGTTTTAAGGCTTACACAACCTGCAAAAGCGCAGTTCCCAATAGTTGTTACGCTATTAGGGATTATTATACTCTCAAGACTTTCACATTCATAGAAAACACTATTTTCTATAGATGTAACGCTATTAGGAATAATAATACTTTCAAGATTAAAGCAACCTTCAAACACATAATCTTCTATAGTTGTAACGCTATTAGGGATTATGATGTTTTTAAGATTTTCACAATAGCTAAAAGCATAGTTCCCAATAGTTGTTACGCTATTGGGGATTTCAATGCTTTTGAGACTTTCACATCTATAGAAAACACTATTTTCTATAGATGTAACACTATTAGGGATTGTGATTTCTTCAAGACTGGAACATTCAAGAAATGCTTCTTCTCCTATAGATGTTACGCTATTAGGAATGATAATACTTTTAAGATTTTTATGAAATCTAAAAGCACAGACTCCTATAGATGTTACTCCATCAGGAATAACAACATTAGTTACGTTAGGATCGCATTTAGTTACTGCTCCATTTTCTATTGTTAAATAATCATTCATCATGACACACCTCTTTCTTCACAGATTATGTAACTCTGTGATAGCTTTATTACTTATTTATTTTTAATCAGTAATCTTGTAAGGAATATTATTTTTCTTTGCATATTCCTCTGCATATGAATTTCTATTACATTGAATCATGATATTTTCACAGTAATAGAAAACATAATCTCCCATAGATGTTACGCTATTAGGGATTGTAACTGTTTCAATATCGAAGCAACCTTCAAATGCGGCATCTTCTATAGATGTAACACCATTAGGAATGATAATACTTTTAAGACTTTTACAATATGCAAAAGCATAGTTCCCAATAAATGTAACACTATTAGGGATTATTATACTCTCAAGACTTTCACAGTGATTGAAAGTATCATCTTTTATAGTTTTAACACCATTAGGAATTATAATGCTTTTAAGACTTTCACAACCTGCAAAAGCATATTTCCCAATAAAATTAACGCTATTAGTGATTATTATACTCTCAAGATTTTCACAATATCTAAAAGTATCATCTTCTATAGATGTAACGCCATTAGGGATTGTAATTGCTTTAAGACTTTTACAATAGCTAAAAGCGCGATCTCCTATAAATGTTACGTCGTTAGGGATTGTAATTGCTTCAAGACTTTCACAATATCTAAAAGCATCATATCCTATAGATGTAACACGATTAGGAATGATAATACTTTTAAGATTTTTACAATATGCAAAAGCATTATCTCCAATAGTTGTAACACGATTAGGAATGATAATACTTTTAAGACTTTCACAAAATCCAAAAGCATGATCCCCTATAAATGTTACACTATTGGGGATTTCAATGCTTTTGAGACTAAAACATCCAGAAAATGCAAAATCTCCTATAAATGTTACACTATTAGGAATGGTGATTGATTCAAGATTTTCACAATATCTAAAAGCATATTTCCTAATAACTGTTACTCCATCTGGAATAACAACATTGGCTGCATCAGTATTGCAATCAATTACTATTCCATCTACTATTGTTAAATAATCATTCATCATAATATACCTCTTTCTTCACAGATTAATACACCTCTGTGATGGCTTTTAAATATTGATTTATTATTCTTTTATTCATATTAATAATACATATCTGAAAAGTTAAAATAATAGGAATAATCAATCCAACCCATCCCTTCTTTCTCTCTCTCTCTCTCTCTCTCTCTCTCTCTCTCAGCATAGAAAAAATGTAATAATAATACAATCGGGGCATATTGCCCCGATTGAATATAAAAAAGAAGAAAAGTATACATCATTTGAGAGTATTGCCATAATAATTTGGCGGTATTACATCGAGATTATATGTGTTAATAATTATTTTATACGCCTTATCAAAAGACGACGTATCTTCATTTGATATAATCTGTGCAATTATTTTGGTTGATGGATCTATGATTCCTGGAGGTGTATGTGATATTGTTTCTCCATTATCATACAATATCTCATATCCTTTTAGGTTAAGTATAGTCTGATATGTTGCTTGCATTCGAAAGATAGCTTCATCGTGAAGTAATCCAACATTATTATCAGCAATTTTAATATGCATATCAGCTGAGCTAACGTCATACAACGTTAGAGAATCTTTTGGAAGAATATCCATTTCTGCTGATGATATTGTGTCATATAATTTTAGCATATTTGAGTTTCCACCATTATCGAATAATCCATCAAATATATATACGAATTCATCTTTAGTGAATTCGACCATGTATGATTTAAAATAGGTTATAACTTCTTTAAGTATACGGAAATATTCGTCTATGCCAATTACACTACATTCAAGACCAGATAACGAAGTGTTTACATATTTTTCTAAAGCCTTTATGATAGATCTCATTAATAATATGAGAGTATCGCCATTACTCTTTATACTTTGCATATATCTGTATAATCGAGGATTGCTACGAAATAATAGTGACTCAAAAGTCTTAGGTCCATCATCTGTATTTCCAATGTCAAGTTGAACTTTATCAATTATGATATTTTGGTAATTGCTCTTTATTACAGGTGATATCGATGTTGACATTAATGAATTTGACGAATATTTTTTCATGGCATCGTTAAATACAATGACAAATTTCGGATCTCGAAATGGATATTCATCAAGTATATTAAGATTTGTTACATTTGTATTAAGTACATTAAATAATATTATTGGATAATTCTTGTTGTCATATGTCACTGTTAGATCTGGCGACTCCGGATCCTCTGTAAAAAATGACTTTAGTGCAGCTAGATCATTTAATGATATACCATATTCATCAATGATAATCTGATCTATGTCGAATCTGTCATACCACTCACGTATAGGATCTACCAAAAATAAATTCGAAAATACATCCGTTACTTGCCTAAATTCTGATATAGTGCGTGAATCACGTAGTTTATTTTCCAAATATTTGTATATTGTTCTGACATCAGTCATTAGTACTTCTCCAATATTATTATATTCCCTATCAAGAATAACATCCAACATTGGCAAGAATTCATCAGGATTAATATAGCTCATTAGTTTTATTGAATTATAAAATTCTCGTTTTTCTTCCCTGATTTTAAAATTAAAAGATGATATTTTATATGGTAATCCTAAAATGAGCTCTTTAGGAGAACCATCGGAATTTAGACCATTAAACAATAAATCAAGACATACAGCTTTCCCATCATATGTTCCATTTGGAAGATATATATTACCAGCCATTATATTGCCATTTACATCTTTAAGATGCCAATCCATCAGAATAACAAGCATAAGAACTGCGTCAAATATGGATATCTCAGAGACACCATTTATATTGAAATTAAGATTCAATAATGTGAATTGTGTCTCTTGCTTTCTATCTAGAAGACCTCGCAATAGGATAACACATTGCCACCATATATCTGTCATTGATAGATGAGTTGACAGTTGTATGTATTTCGAATTAGATAAAGTGTAATTCATTTCTTGTAACATCTGTTCTACCTCAGGGGTATTCCACCAGCGCGGGTCACCTGATGTTATTTCATCTACTGTATATGAAGTATCACTATCTCTAAATTTAAAATAAGAAGTATTGTCATCGGTTGTTCCTAAACGACGAAAGAATATTTCTTGCTTAGGGGTTTTGATACCATTATCATCAATTTGATATACAGGAATTCCATTTTCAAATACTTGCTGCTTTACCATCACAAGCGTGTATATATCGGTGTATTCGTATCCTATCAGGTCTTTAACACGATAGACAACATTTGTTCCTTTATCTGCTAATATTAACCTAAATTTTTTTAAGAAGTTTATCATTGATGATCCTTCCATAATTACAGATGGAAGTCCATACAACATGAAAAAATTATTTGCTGTTACATTATTCATATATGCCATTGATGTTGATTGTTTCATAAATTCATTTAAGGAATTGCCGATAGATAAGTATATCGTCAAAAATCTAATAAAAGAATCATAATTTGGATATATAGATGAGAAATCACCCCGTAGAGTATCATATACATAATTACGTGTTTCCTGATATACGTTTGTGAACTTATGAATTATATTAGGTGATACTGTTATATTTCCAAAGATATCATTGTATGTCGAAAGTTTATTAGTTTGAATACGCATAATATCTCCATCACGCGTGGGTCGTGACACATATATTGGTATAGCATTTGTGCCTATATATTGTAGATATCTAGCATCTGGGTTTTCTTCAACCATTTTCGCATAATACTCAGAATTCATAAATAGCTCCTGATATTTTGCCGGCATTTCATGGACAGGCTCATTACGCTGTAAGACACCATCAAGTTGATATAGATTATAAAAATCATCTGGTATTGTTAGCACCTTATCTGCAGCTGTAGTAGAGTTTCCTTGAAAAGGTTTACCTGTCAATGTCATATAGTATTTATTCTGTTCATTATAGCTTTCTATGAGTGTATCCCTGGCCTGCTGTAGTAATACATCTTTGAATTTTTGTGGCATCATCTGGGGATTGTTAATATAATAAAATATCTTATCATCTGATATTCCATTAGCGGATAACAATGAATGTACCACTCTTCCATCATATTGATATGATTCAAATGTATCTGTTTTTAGTACAGCACGAACATATGCACCTCCTGCAGTTTTAGATTTCATCGTTTCATACTTATCAGCCTCAGCTTTATTTTTGAATTCAGTATGATTAATGATGAGCTGTATTTTTAATAGATACTCTGACATAGGATTCTGCGCTTTATACTGACTATTCATCAATCTAAACACTCCTTACAAAAAAAATAATCGGGGGAATATTTTCCCCCGAAATAATAATATGATCATAAAACGTCATCGAATACTTCTTCATTGGCTTCATATTTTTCGAGTAGTTTGAAATACTCATCCGACATGTATAAATTTTGGAAAGGGTTGCTATTTTTTGGCAATGTCTGTGCAACTCTTCCTATTATGATTTGTTTAATATGATCCGCTGTATAGTTATCGGGAGGTAAAGGATCATTACTAAACAGCAAATTATATAAATGGATTAGATTATTGAAATCAAATGCATTTAGCCAAACTGTCAAATTAGATAAACTCTCATCATATCCTGTTTGTGATAATATTTGGTTAAATGCGATTACTAACTGAGCGTCACGTATATCTTGTATATTTTTCTGTGCAAAAGCTTTATCACCAGTATACGTTGATTGACCGTGTACATTCGGTCTATATGATGGATCTATAAATGTTATATCTGCACCAAAGTTATGTGCTAGATATTGACATATCATATCTCCAAAATCACACACAGTTTCATCATCGGATATTATTAATATCTGTAATTTATTACCACGTAATTCGTGACGAAATATAAATTCATACACAGCTAACATAGTATCAGTATTATTAAGATGCTTCTGAAACAATGAATATGGATCATTGAATTCATTTTTAGTACACATTAGTGTGGTTGTTACAAACGGAGCAGGATCAAGCTCTCGGTTACCGTACTTGATATAATACTGATTGATTGTTACTGGGCTAACTTCTATGGTATCATTTGTGACTGTAAGTTGACCATTATCATCATATTTCAGACCATCTGAAATATGCACATTTCCATCAGGAGAAGTTATATCTAGCATATAATAATTCGCATTTAGTAATGTATTGGCATCACACAACTGCGTTAATATATTTAGATAACATCGCTTTGATGTCACTATCAAATGGATCACGACCTTTCATTAGCATTACTTTACCCAATCTCATAGAAGACACAGCTACCATATATTTGTCTTTGATAGATGAGTTGGTTGTTATGTGTATTTCGAATCCGGTTATTCAGATGCTTCTTCTTCTTCTTCATCTTCTTCAGTGTAACTCATCAACTCATCATATTCATCTGACAATTTAGCAATACGATTGTATGCGTCATCAGTATCATTGAGAGAAGATAGTAGGATACTAATAAATTTTCC